GGAAATGCCCCAGCCGAAATGGTGATGGCATGGATACAGTGTGATCCAGCGTTCTCGCCAAAGGTCAAGGCTAACCTCAAGAACATGCTGGAAGCAGTCCAGAACGGACAATTGGCGCAGAAAGACGCTGAAATCGAGCAGTTGAGAGGCTATGTACGTGATTTGATGAACAACCTCAAGTCAATCGGACAGCAGGTAGACTACCAGAATCAGCAGTTGGAAGCATACAAAAAGGCGGTCAAGGAAAATGCACGCCTTAACCAGACACTCATGCAGGCAAGTCAGGAGCGTTCAAGCCAGCCACTTACCGAGGGTGAGGTCAAGTCAAACAACTCTCGTGGAGTCGAGGGTACTTCATTCGATACTTACTCTATGTAGACATGGAGTCTGTATATATTCGCACCAATAGCGCAAAAATGGGAACTCGCTAGTAGATAGCGCAAAAATCACGAAAGGAGCTAGATATGCCCGAAGCAGAAAAGACGTTTGTAGACAACCAGACTGGTGACAACGAGAGCCAGAACAAAGTAGAAGAGCAGTCGCAGAGTAATGGAACCAATGCTGACCCACAAGGCAATGGCAATCCTAGTGGAAACCCTGCTGAACAGCCCAAAACCAACGTTCAGTCGCCAGAGAAGAACGCCGAGTTCGCTGAGATTCGACGTTTGAAAGAAGAAATCAAGGCTCTCAAAAAAGAAAGACAGGAAAACGTGAATGACGGCGCTTTGACCGCTTTCGGTTTTACCAGAGATGACCTGAATGATAGTGACAACATGGCGCTTACACAGGCATACTCAAAAGCCGTTGCCAACGGCTCGGAAAACCCAAAGGAAGAAGCCTATAGGTCGTTGTTCGAGAAGAAGAAAGCCGAGGCAAGGGAAAAGGCGAAACTGGATTCCAATATCCAAAAGGATATTGAGCAGTTTGGCAAGGAACACCCTGGCGAGAATGTGGGAGCGATTGTAAGAGATCCTGACTTCCTCAACTACTATGACACGGTGTATAAGCCGTTAGGCATAGATATTAACGGAAACGTCTCGAAAATCTACAATTCCTACCTGAAGATTTCCAAAAAGGGAACATATAAGCCTACGGAAACCCAGGTCAAGACCGCAACTCCACCAAACCCAAATGGGCAGTCGGCTGGAACTCCTACGGACAAGGAACCTACTGAAGCTGAAGTTCTGAAGATGTCCGATGAAGACTTCAACAAGTACATCGACAACCTAGTCCACAAGCACTAGAAATCACATTTTCCGCATTTAATGAAAGGAAACATATATTATGCCACAGACCGCATATAACAATTACATTAACCACGCTGGTATGCCAGTTGAACAGGTTAAAGCCGTTGACTTGAAGTGCAGAAGATACGAGCAGAACGCCGAAAAGTTCTGGGAGCAGTTCTTTGATAAAGGCACCTGGGAGAAAGGCCACAAGACTTTCACCCATAGAAAGCATATTCGTCCAGAAGTCACCTTATCCGTTGTCAATGCCATGAAGTTGGCTGAGGGCTATGGCGCCGTCAAGTCCAACATCAAGGTTGTTGACTGGGAAGAAAGCGTTGATAACTTTGGCGCTTATGTTCCATACACCAGAGAAGCCATCCAGTACAACATCGACAACGTTGTCGGAATGGCTGAAAACGACTTCAAGTACAAGATGGTTCTTGTTCCTGAAATCGCCAGAGCCAATGCTATCTGTACTTCCAACTTCCAAATGACCCCAGTCACCACCAATAACGCTGTTGACTGGTTCGCCACTTTCAACAAGGCTAAGGTCATCTTGACCAAGAAGAAATCCTTGAAGTTCAAGGGCACCTTCTTAGCCATCATCACTCCAGAAATTGAGGGTGACTTGAAGAACTACTTACATTCCAAGGGCGAATCTCTTGATGAAATCACCAAGGAAGATATTACCAGAGAGGGTACTATCTACAAGTGGAATGGCTTTACCTTGACCGTAAGATCCGATGAAGCCATGTATTCCAACACCGACTCCAAGATTGTCTTCATCGTCAGAACTGAAGATGGTGAATTACCAGGTTCTGAAATCACCGCCGAATTTGAAATCTACGATAAAGGTTTAGGCAGTGGCTTGATTCAGACAAAAGATTCTACTGACGCAAGCCCAGTCTATGAAGCCGATACCAACAATCGTGAGGGTACTGTTGCTCTCAATATCGACCACTTTGGTGCTTCCATTCAGGCTGACTTAGCCCATCTTGTCTGTGTCGTTGAAACCACCAACTACAGCACTGGTGTTACTTATCCAACCGCTGACCCAATCAACGGTATCACTAACACCTCTGTTGCTCCAGTTATCGCTAGTGGAACTGAAACCACCGATGATACTGAAACTACTGGTGGCGATGAAACCGACGCTGGCACTGGTACTGGCGAATAGTATCGCTTGATCAAATACTGACATCGTTAGGGCTATTTCTCGGAATAGCCCTAACATTTATAAAAATAAAGGAGCTATAAAATATGGCAAAAACAAATGCAGTCAAACACATCGTTTCCGTTCTTATCAACAAACCAAGCACCGTTGAGAATTACAATGCGTGGTTTGTTCTCGACAACGAGGATTACTTCGTTCAGACCGATATTGCAACCCATGATATTGTCAAGGGTAAGACCGTGGTTAAACTCTATGACCACCCTGAAATCGTCAAGATGATCTCTCGTGGTAGCTACAAGCACAAGTTCCAGTGTGATAATCAGCGTATCACCGATGAAGAAGCACTCAGACTTGTTCTCGAAAACGTTGGTGTTGGCAAGAAAACTAGATAAATAAACGTAAATACAAGGAGTTTGGATATGAGCCTGAAATTATCAAGATTGGCATACGAAGTAGTCAGAGACTCAATTGTCATGCCAAACAATACCGAATTGACGTATGACGACTTCATCAAAAGAAGTGATGATTATTTTAGCGCTAACTCTGACTGGTCTTTGCAGTTCAGAATGGTTTTCCCAGCCATCAATGTTGCAATCGCTCGTCTTGTGACTTATAACAAACTCCCTTATTTCACGGTTGAGAAACGTTTGCAGACGTTAAAGGATTACAAGCAGTCTACCAATAGTCAGGAGCTAGTCGGCTGTATGGACTATCTGGTGAAGATGGCTGACTTGTCCAACCTTGAATATCGCAGAATTATCAACGCAGTCATTCCAAAGGTCAATGGCTGGGTGAATTGTGACTTCAGAATTGAGGGAAAGAAACTCATTCTCAAAGGTTTCATCAACGCTCCTGCTATTCTTCTTGAATATCAGAAGAAGATACCAATCTTCGACAAGAAAAGCATTGTCGCAAGCGAGGTTACCGATGATGGCACGGAGTACGTTGACACCAACATTGACCTGGAAGACTACGGCTTTGATGAAGTGGCGTACACTTTTGTCAAATGCTATGCCGAAAGCGAAATCATGAAAGAACTTGATCCAGCGCAGGCAAACAATATGCTCATGCTTGCCGAGAACTATTTTTCCGACATGGAACAGCGTTTACCAAACTACAATCAGCGAGCAATCAAGAGGGTAATCTAAAATGGCAAACTTAAAAGTTAGATTCAATAGCACTTCCAAGAGAAACAACGACGTCATTCAGTTTGGCGGACTTGATTTATCTTCGCCTAAACTCAACGTTGCTAGCAATCACTGCCTCGACGAGATGAACTATGTGTTTCGAGACGGCAGTGTTCAGAAGCGTTTCGGCTACAACAAGAATCTTCCCTCTTTCAAGAATGTCAGTTCTGTCGGTTTCTACTATTATCCAGTCAGTTTCTACAACAACGTTGATAGTGCTTCAACTTCTCTTCCTACTTACGATAATACATTAAAAGTAGTCAGCAAAGACGACCCAATCTACGATATGTGGGTACTGAAAGACCTTATCATCGTTCATAAGGGCAGTGCTTTGTTTTATTTAAAGACTTCCTCAATCATCGACGAGGACGACTACGAACTCACGCCTATTGCAATCAACAGAAGAGCAACAGGCGTCACAATTGAGGGCGGAACTATCGTCTATCCATATTTCACCTATGAAATGCCCGAAAGAAAAATGAGCGGTTATGTGGGAAACTCCAAATTGTGGATACTCACGGGAACTAACTTCATTTCTCTTGAACTTCGTGATAATGACCGAGTTATCATGCGGTCAGTCCAGAACAATGCCTATGTTCCGACAACTACTATCGGTATCATGCAGTCCGAGTCCAACATCGGCGGTAACCGACTTACCTTTGAATCGGCAAACATGCTCACGACTCTGCGAAAGAACGGCATTGTTGGTGGTATCAAGAACGCTGACGATTCCAATGTCGGCACGTTTGCTCTTGACGCAAATATCAAGAATATCAGCAATTTCAAAGTTGAGATTGAATCGCCATACAAGTACTACAGCAATAACAGAACTTCCCCAAACCTTACATTTCTCAACAACAAATCCAAAGTATTCGCTTATCCTTGTTTAGGCAAAACAAATGTTCTCCACATTCCAAGAGATAAACTTGTTCGTGGCGATTTTGACATCAAGAACTTTGTGTTCAGATTCAATAGAGCTCCACTATATCCAAAACTCACACCACACTTGTTGAAAGACGCCAACGTTCCTGAATTGACACCTACCCAATTAGGTGACCCTTACGCAATCCCTGACGTTTCCAAGGTTGATGAATATGAGAACGATTGCTACTATGCAACGTTATATATCAACGGCAACAAGATTGATCCAGACACGGATTATGGCTGGAGCCACGAAGTCATTTCCACCGCAGTTGCTCTTGACCAGAACAACATGGATATTCGACTCATCTTCCACTGCAAAATGGATAACGACCTTTACTCGTCAGAAGTCAAAATCAATGACTATGAGGAAACTTATTTCGCACCTAACGCGCCTACCATTGAGTTGCATAGAACGTTTGGACTTAGCACTTCTCAGTTAAATAATATAGCCGTCACAGACCTTGATGATTACGTTGGTAACTATTATGTTGTTACAAACGGATACACAGTGCCAATCTTCGGTGGTGAGTGTGCCGTTATTGCTGTCTATGGCATTTTAGGCTTTCCTACAAGTTTCACTGACTTCACGGTCAAGGTAAGAGATTCAGGCGATAGATTCGCCATTTCCGACCACGTGACAACGTATGAGGTGACTGGTAACAAGGCAACAGCCCACGCTGAATATGACGGCTCAAAATTGACATTGAGAGCAGTCCGTGCCACTTCAAATGATAGGCTTGTCAGTTGGAATCAGCTGAGTTGGTATCCTTTAGGCAGAATCGACTATCCATATTCCGAAAATCAAGAGGGCTATTTCCTTGTGTCGGAGTATGATGAACTAGGCAATGAAGACTTGTATTTCGGTAGACCAATCATTCTCGGCTATATCAACGCAAAGAGTGGTGAGAGCAACCTTGGTCATGATATTACGTTATTCTACTATCCAGGTGGTTCAATTGCAGGCGACAGCAACATTGTAGTCACGTTCAACGCAGTCACTGATAAAGACTACGCTACATATATCAACAAATGCAGATTCGGTTGCCTATTCGGCACAAGCAACGCAAAGAACCGCTTGTTCGTGAGTGGCAACCCAGACTTCCCAAATGTTGACTGGCATAGTTCCGAAAGCGAGGAAGAGGGCGAGTTCAACTACTTCCCTGACAACTCCTATTGCACCTATGGACAGGATTCCAACGCTGTTGTTGGATATTCCATTATCTCTGACGGCAAGTTGCTTGTCCTGAAGAATTATAGTGACAAGGAATCCAGTGTCTACTACAGAACGAGTACATATACAACGTTGAAAGATGATTACGGAAACAGTATCACATTCAACAACACAACGCTGTTGGTTGAGAGTTTCCCGTTGATCATCACAAATTCAAAGATTGCTGGTCGAGCAAGCCATCTATGCTGTAATTTCAATGGTGATTCAATCTTTGTTGCTACCAATGGCGAGATTGTCGGGCTTGACAACAACGGAACCACCTATGACAATCAGCGAATCGCTTCTTCTCGAAGCACACTTATCGACAAAGCAATCAAGAATATTGAAAAACCAGAGGAAAAATGCCTGTTGGTTGAAGATGGTGACGAACTTTTCTACTTTACTCCTAAATGTTCGTTCTATACGAACTTTAAAGTTTCGTACGAATGGTTTAAAATAGATATGACAAACATTTCTTCTTTCTGCCACTACAACTCTCCTGACAGCAATTTCCAGTTGTTTGGCGATGATGTAGGCAACGTGTATCTCTTCAAACCAGGAGAATTTAGCGATATGACACGCTACTTTGCCAGTATCGGCGAGGTTGCAATGGCTGAGGATAGACACACCGAGTTCATATATGGCGGTTACCCTGTTCTTAGCCCAGACATGAAAACATTGTATGAAGAGGGGTTCAACTACTTCTACGTCAATGACGTTACATTCAATGTTATTGCAGAGGCAGTTGAGGAAAACTACAGCAGAACCCTAATCGACAATGGTCGCCTGTTCATTGCTTTCCCTAAAGACCTCGTGTTGCCTGAAGAAACCTACAAAGTCCGCTTGTATCTAAGAGATGGATCAATTGGTTTCGAGTATGAGGGCGTACTACAGCAAGCCAATATTGAAGACCTTGAAGAACTTAGCCTGCCATACACTGATTCGTTCATCTGGTACAATGTAGGAACATACACCGCTTCAGACATTCCGTTCGAGATTCAGGTCACAAAACGAGTTTTGAAGAAAACCATTAAGTTCACTATCGACGAACAGAATCGAGTTGTCTTTGAACTCAACGGAAAATTGATGGCATACGGCTTGGACTTGGCAAGTACACCAAGTGGTGACGCTGACTTGAACGACAACATTGACGACTATTCCAACAATCTACGCTATATCACAAAGGAAAGCCCAGTTGTAGCCTACTACATTACCGCTCCATATCTCTCCAGTGCGCTCAACTATCGTAAGGTCATTGACAGCTACGCCATTGTTGCTGACACCGACGAACCTAACGAAATCTACGTAAAGGTTGCCACAAACAACACTTCTCTCGATGAAATCACGTATGAGAGAAGAGAAAGCGTAGGTAGGCAGGTCAACTACAATGACTACACAATGAGGAAGATAGATTATATGAGATATGAACTCCCACACGTTCAGATTCTCGGTGCAAAGTTCTATGGAACATTCATTTCTCTAAGGCTCTATTCACCTAACCCAACCAACTCAACTCTCACACAATTGCAGTTTACATATCATGTCGCTAAACAAGCGTATGGACGTAATTAGTTTCATACACACGAAAGGGGTTAAAATGAAACATAATGCTAAAAAGAAAATCTTGCTTGGTGGAACGTTGCTCGGATTGTGCTTTGGCTTGGCTTATGGCACTCCGAAAAATGAGAATGGTTCCGTTCTGAACGCCACAAGATGTTACTACGCTGAAAATCAGACCAGCGTTGAAACCGAAAACGAGACTGAACCTGAAACCAGCCTTGCAGAAGAAGAGAAAGGCAACCTTGAAAAGATTGAACAACTAGTGTCCGAGTATCTCGAAAGAGAGAATGTTGACCAGACTGTCTACGATATTCTAAAGGCTATCACTTCTGCGGTTGGTGTACTTGCCTCGTTGCTGTATATGCTGTTCTACTGGCGAAGAAAAGCCAACAAGTTCGGTGAAGTCGCCAACGAAGCAAATACAATCAGTCTCGCAAACTCCAGGACAATTGCAAATGCCAACAAGCAGATTGAAAATCTCAACAAGGATACAAGCGCTGTCATCGACAAGGTTGACAGCAAGATTGAGGAACTGAACAAGCGAGTTGATTCACTCCTAAAGGAAGTCGAAGAGCTGACTAAAGCCAACAAGGAACTTTCCAAGACAAACACCAGTTTGAGCAAGGATTACAGCAGTGTATCTTCTCGTCTTGACGCTGTTCTTGTCAATCAGGCATTACTTGCAAACACGCAGGAAAATACCACGAACGGCACGAACAAAAAAGTTCAGGAAAACGTAAATGGAGCTATCTCGTATGGCAAAGAAAAAGAAAGTAAACCTGAAGAAGAGTAACCCTATTGAGTATTACAAGAAAAGGCGTGCCAAATTCAAGGTGCTGACAATGATTTCTTCCCTCGTACCGCCTATTTCGATCCTTGTTGTGTATGCTGTTGTAAATTCCATAGGTGGAGTTGCTACACCACTTAATCCAGCTCGCTTTTCTATCGGCATGGCGTTGCTGGTGATAGGCATTGTCCTATTCACCACACACACGCTCAAAAACGTTACCAAGGAAAGCAAGAGAACAGGGCAAGGTGCTTTATATACAACCGCTATCGTATGGGCTTATATGGGCTTGGTATTGTGGCTGTTGTATCTCTCTATGTTCTATCTCATTCTTCTTTGCATTTCGGAGTTTGTGAGTTGTTCTCTCGGAGCATACTTTGCAAGCAAGATTCAGGAATGTAACGGCTATATTGAGAAGAACGCCAACGCTGAATTACAGGCAAAGGCGTTCCTTAGAGTTCAGAAGAGCGAAGATGACAAGACAAATGGGGAATCAATCCCAACGGAGTAACTGGAAATGCAGAAAAAATTCAAACCTAAGAAAACATCAACTCGTGAGGGTAGGGCAAGATATATCTTTATCGCAACTACCCTCGCCCTGTTGATTGTGGTCGGTATTATTACATTAGTTGTTTGCTGGAACTACTTCAAGTGGGAATGGCAATATATCGCAGATTTCCTTAACCCATTCAACAACGGACTTATATTGTTCGTCTATGTTGGTATCGTATTGGCAATATACGTTCTTGCGTGGGCTATACATGAATCTCGAATGAAAAGGTAGGTAACTATGGAAGACGAAAAACAGCGCCAAATGAGCAATCAGGAAAACGGAGTCTCCGAAAAGACTTTCCTTGAAAGAGCCAAAGCCAAAATCGGTGATACGACAATCAGGACAAGAGTTCTTTTCTCTGTATTCACAATTGGTTTGATAGCCATTGTGTTCAGCACGTTGGTAAACATTGTTCTTGATCCAGAAGTGTTTATTGATGAGACAAAGCGTAACGCTTGGCTCGTAAGAACATTGATACTTGTATGTATCACAACATTCGGGATTATCATCGGAGAACAGATGTTCCTTGACGTGCTCATGAAGAAGAAAGACGGCAAATATCAGCTTTCTTCTCAAAAATACGAAGAAAGAAGAAACAGCGTGCTACCATTCTTCAGTTTCTTCTCTGACTGGTTTGTATGGTTTGAGGCTAAGACACTTAGACAAAAGAAAATCAGTTTCCTCATTCAGAATGGTGTAGATGACGCAAGCAAGTTTATTGATTTACTTGATGAAATCGAGATTGAGGAAAGAATTGATAACCATAAAGACCACAAAGGCAGGTTGTTAGCACATAAAACGTTGTATTCTCCCATTCTTGACAAACCCATGACTTTATCAAACGGAAACACAATCATCAAGAAAACGGAAGAACAACTACGTGCAATCAAGTTTGTCAAAGACGGCAACGTTACAATCGAGACATACTCGCCAAACTACTACATCACAAAAGATGATTCTTCAGGCGAGATGTTCAGCATTGAAGAGGGCGTGTTCCTTGATAAGCTCGAAAGAAAAGACGTATGGTTCAGACGTATCTCAAAAATCTTGTCTATCGGTGGAACTTCTATCTTTCTTGCCATGACTACCGCTTCCGACTTCATTTCACCTAACGATGTTCAGGCTTGGCTCAACTTGATTTGGCGATTGTTTGCTTTGTTCGGTGCGCTTGGAAGTGGTGCTTCAACAGCAAACAGAGTCAAGGATATTCGAGTCAGGAAGATAAACAACAAAGCAGACGTTTTATTTCAATACATTAACGACATCAAAACAAAGAGATTTGTTCCTCTTACCTACGAACAAAGAATAGAAAAGGAGATTATTGAAAATGGCTCTAACGAAGATCGTAAAGAAACTGACTGAAAATCATCGTGAATTTTTGCTTTCCCAGACACCAAGGTCAACACCTGACAATCCTACCGAGAGTGGCTGGTCGGCAAGCAAGATTCGTCAGTATCAATGGCAGGGTTTCAGCACTTTATTTACATTGTTAGATAGTGTTGAATCAAGAGTCATTGAATATCTCAACAATACCGTTACTACCGCAATTGACGGAAACTCTGGCGACATTGCTATTTTAACCACCGACATTAGCAATGAAGTCATAAGAGCAACGAACGCTGAACAGAACTTGGCAATCAGCATTACCAACACTTTGACTTCGGCAAATGAATATACCGACACAAAGTTCGGAACTCTCAACGAGAAAATCAGCGACATTCTTAGTGGTGAATTAACCGCAAAGAAAGCCGAAACTGACAGCTACGGGCGCAAAATTCAGGCTGACAGGTATTACGCAAACTTAAGTATCAGTGTTAACGCCACTACTGGTGTTATGCAGTTCAAGTTCTACAATGCTTTTGGCGAGGTTGTGAACACAATCATTGCGGACACCAACCTAGAACGTATCGCAAGTATCTTTGACTACGATGAAACAACCAAAATGTTATATGTCATTGATTACAAAGGCGATAGACATGAAATTGATTTATCTTCGCTTATTGACACCTACATTGCTGACAATCAAGGACACGATTGTATTGTCACGATTGAAAACAACAAAGTTTCCACTGATTTGCCAACTGAAACCAAAACCGACATTGCCAAAGGTGTTACAGCATATAACAAAGCAATCAATCTTGAAGATTCCGTTGCCACCTTACAAACAGACATGTCTAACGCGCAGGGCGACATCGGAGATTTAGAAACCACCAAAGCGGACAAGGATAATGTCTACACAAAAGGCGAGACAGAAGCACGATTGGCAGAAAAACAGCCAGTCGGTGATTACGCCACAAACACAGATTTGGATAATTTGGAAACAAGAGTTGGTGAAGTTGAGGAAAACAAAGCGGACAAGTCAGAAGTCAACGAAGTTGCTAGCGATTTGCGAACAACCAAAACCAGAGTATCCGCTGTTGAAAGAGCAGTCGGTTTGCTCGAGGAAGAAAGTTTAAACCTTTCCGAAGTCCTTGATATTGTCGACGCTGGACTTGCCAAAAACTACTTCAAAGCGGGCGACCAATTCCATGTTAACTGGAAAGAAGATGACACCACGAGTCACAACATCGACCATGATGTCGTTGACTTAGAGGATGTCATTGTACTTGAAAATGGTGAGGAAGTAACCAAACACGCATTGACACTCCAGTGGCATTTCTCGATAGTAGACGTTCCGTTTGACAATGCCGAATTTATGGCTAAGACAAAAACGACCATGCCAGCAGGTACTTATCATTTCAAGGTTCAACACGACAGTTGGGGTGGGAATAACGGCAAATCATATCAATTTACGGCAACGAGCGATATTCCAGCAGGGAGTTTCCTAAGACCAACTAACAATTACGACCAAAGCATGGCTGGCAAAAACATGAATGTATATGCTGACTGGGGCGACTCAACAGCGACTGCATCATATGCGATTAGTGAGGGAAGTGACGGTGTCGATTTAGGAACTATGTCAAGCAAGACAGAGCAAGGTCAGGCAAGCACCTATTTTGAAGCCTGCGAAGAAAAAGGCAATATCTACCTTAACGATTATCAAGCAGTTGTTCTTGGCGATAACAACTATTACTACTCTTATGTCAGGCAGTATTTGAATGCCACGACAACAGGTTTTTTCACGCAACAGCACATATTTGATAGACCGCCCTCTGACTGGTCAACAAAAAGGGGCTTTCTTGCAGGATATGACGACGAATTTATTTCTGCGATAAAACCAACAAAACGAGTCATTTCGAGCAACACATTAGTTTATGGTGGGGCTAACTATACGATGTACGACAAAATCTTCTTGCCAACTATGGCAAACATGAACGTTGATGGTTGGTCAGCAGTCCAAAACACTGGTGGCGTTGAGGGAAATGCTTATGAATACTACAAGGACTTGGCAGTTGGGCAATCAAATCTCAATCCAAACGGCACTTTTAAGGCAAATGGAACATACGCTATTCTTAAGAAATATAATTACAAAAATAAGGGTAGTGCTGTTTATTACTGGTCAAGTTCCGCTTTACGCTCGCGCGCTTCTGACTCGCTGGGCGTCTACGCTTCTGGGTACGTCGACCGCTACGGCGGCGCCTCGTATCGTGGTGCGGTCTCCCCTGCTTTCAACCTTATAAAATAAACTTTAGGTGGGCAACAACCTTGCCCACCGAGAAAGGAGAACAAAAATGAAAATCAAAATCAATCACGAAAAACTAACACCACAGCAGAAAGCAAGACTTGAGGAAGCAGAAAGCAATGTCAGTCTTAATGCTGACACGAAATCAAGAAATCAAGAAATTGTGTCAAAAATTAGAGATAATGACATCTCGCTTTCCGAAGAACTCGCTATTCATCGAAAGGCAATTAAACTCATTCTTGAAAAACTCGGATTAAACGACAGCGAATTTGATGAGTACGATTCTTTGGTTGAAAAAATCAAATTCGAAACGTTGACCAATCAATGACCAAAAAGCCCTTGTTTTAGGGCTTTGCAAAATATAAAAGAGGAACTTAAAAATGGCGAACAATAAAAAGTTTTTACAAGAAGATGTCAATAATCAGGTTGACAGCACTCTATTAAGCCCACTCTATCGTAATAGCGCTGTTGGTAATATGGCTTCACAGCAAGTTTCGCAGGATAGATTGAGAGACATTAGTGCTATGTATGGCGGAAATAGCCAAATTGCGCCTAATGCTCAGCCAACCGCTCAAACCACTCCAGCTACTCAATTAAGTCAGCCTGGTCAGGTTGACGGTGCCTATGTTTCTGTTGAACCGCAGAGTTCGCCATTTGATGATGAACTCTCGGAAATGATACGTTCTCGCAACTATAAAGCGTTGTTTAACGAAGTGACTCAACTCGCCAACGTGAGACAACTAAGTCAAAAGTATATGCAGAACAACATGAGACAAAGCGGTTTATATGGAACTGGCGAGGGCACAACTGCCAATACGCAACTGAATAATGCTTATCTCAATGCGCAGGCAAACGCTGTCAGCAACTATTACGACAATGAGGGTGATATTACCGCTGACGCCTACACAAGAAATCAAGAAAACAACTATGGAGAGTGGCAGAACCTCATGGCTATTGCAAGTCAGAACGGCAACGTTCAGGAAACAATGGATCAAATCATTGCCAACAATCCTGACATGAGCGAAAGCGATAGACAGCGCCTTGAAACTCTGGCTACCGCTTATAGCAACATGAACTCCGAAGACGCTAACAAGGTCGGTTCGTTTGTCAATAGTCTCACAAACGCTCTTAACCAAGGCTTTACCGCTGATGAAATTCAGGCGATGTATGACAACTGGGTTGAACAGGGTTATCTCAACGGCATGTCCGATGTTGCTATGCAGGAACTTGAAAGAACAATCAACGATTACAAGGCTATGTCCAACAAAAATGCCAGTGGCAACGCAAGCGGAGACTCTTTCGGAACGTGGCTTAGTGACAACGGCATTAACGCTAACAACGTCCATTCCGACAAAGATTCCCTCAAAAAAGCCGTCTCTGGAAGCAGAAAACTTAGTGATTTCGTTGATAATGAAATTAACACCTTGTTTGAATACGCCGAGGGCAAGAACATTAACGGAAACACCATCTTCAAACTTCAAAATGCCAGTGGCAAGAGCGATGAGACCGTGTACGTTGTCTATGACGGAAACGGCGGTTTCTATGTAGTCAATGAACAGCAGGCTCTTGATTTACAGAACAACCACGGCGCTAAGGCTAAGATTATTAAGGGCATGGGCAATAAACCACAAGATACTACGTTATAAAACAAACTAAAGAAAGAGGGCAATAATATGGCTGGTTTCTACGAAAGTCTAACATTACAGAACTATAAAAAGGCGATGTCAGGTGCTTACACGTACTACGGGTTGACACCTGATAACCTTAACAATTTGCAAAACAATCCGACTAGTCTGAATGGACAAATTGAGAATAGTATCAACAAAGCAAACGTTGCACTTAGCCCAGTAGAACAAAACCATGATGATACACCCACTTTTCTTGAAAAGGCTCAAAATTCAGCCAGTGACCTGGTTCACAATGTAGTCAGAGGTTTCTTTAATTTCTTTGATGGAATTGGTGACTTCTTCATGGGTACAGTTGGCACTGTTGCTGGCTGGTTTGGCAACACCGATGTTCAGAAAACCATGGAATCGGCGATTAACTACGATTGGCAGTCTAATGCCGTTCGAGCAGTTGACGTTGTTTCTCCTGTTTTCGTTTGGCAGTATTTTGATCCTAAACATTATCAAGGCGGTTTTGGAAGTCCTGAAGAAGCTCGTCAGTGGGCACAGGACATTGACGACCGCTCTCTTTTAGGTGGAACTAATGTAAACAACTTCGTGAACACGGTTGAACAGGGTATCGGTCAAATTATTCCAGCACTTGCCACGGGTCAGATTGTCGGCGGTGCAATCGGCAGTGCCATGGGTGCAAATACAGCCGTTCAGGGTGCTGGCACATATGCTTCCACAATGGGTGCCAACATTTCGGCAGTACAGCGTTTTGCAAACATTGCTACACAGGCTGGCTTAGGTTTCATGCAGGGTGCTGGTAGGGGTTATTCTACCGCTGTCAGTGAGGGTAAACATCTTACCAACGATGTAATGGGGTATGCTACATTAAACGGTTTGATTCAGGGCGCTGAACAAGGCTTATCCGCTGGTATCGGTGGTACATTCTCTGACAAGGCAAGAAACTTCCTAGGTGACAATATCGCAAGCAAGTTGCTGTCTAGCGGTCATTCCGCCACGTTTGCCAACATTGCTGGTAACGCTGTTTCCATTGCTACTGACGTTCTTATGGACGCTGGTATTGAAGCAGTTGAAGAAGCGATTGATCCAGTACTCAAACAAATTTATGATTCAAACGCCATTGCCAATGCGTATGGCTCTCCAGAAGCAGTTAAAGAGACTACCGAACGCATATTCTCAGCTTTCCTTACTTCCGCTGTTACTAGTGCCATTGTTGACACGGCAAAGTCTTTTGGTGGCGAAAGAACTGACTATACCCAGCGCTATATGGAAAAAGTCAGTGATGAAATCAAGAATGACGGCGAATTATCTTCCAAGATTGATAATCTCAATAGAATCAAGGAAGAAATCGAGATTGATACAAAACGTCTCGAAAATATCCAGGAAGAAATGAAGAAGCCTGTTTCCGAAGAAAGAATGAGCGCTTTACGTACCGAATTTGAGGAAGTAAAAGCCGACCTGACAGAACAATCCAAGACTGGGCAGAAATTGTCCGAAGATGTCGTCCAGGGTGTCAGAGAAAAGGTTTATTCCAAAGAAACGCTTGATAGAGCCAACAATCAAGCCATGATTGAGCTTTCCAGAAACAATGTAGACAATAGAGCCGAAACTTTGAGAACCATTGAGAACATCAAGAAACGTGCACTTGTCAAAGGACAAAGTTTTTCCGCCGACAAATTCAGAAAGATTGGCGAATACAATGTAAGACTCGACGAAGCAAGAAATGCTTTAGAATACCAGCCTCACAATATTGCTGAAACTACTAGCGCTATCAATGCTATTGTTGGCACACCTGACGTCGTTCGTGTTGAAAGCTCCGACTTAGGTCTTGTCAACAAAGGAAGAATCGAAGTTATCGGTAAGACTCTCAAAACAGATGAATTGCTTACTATACGTGATAATATCAGCAACACGATTGCCTACAACAATAGAACGTATAAGAACGGAAAAGATTACTTCATCGAATTGTCAAACGGCACTACCTACCTAATCAACACTGAATCACGCCAAAGCAAGAACGGCAAATATTTTGACGCAAGTTTCATCAAGGAAGTCAACGGAAAACGTCCTGACTGGGCTACTGAAGAAAACACACTTAATCCTAGTGAATCAAGATATGCCGATGATCATTTCAGCCTACTCAAAAAGGCTAGCCCAGACTTCTATATCCCAACTACAAAAGTTGATGAAATCTTTGATAACTTCGCAAACTTTGCTTTCCGAAAAACAACCATGATGGCTGACGGCGTTGAGTTCAAGGATACTGGTTTCTCTATTTCTTCAAAGAAATGGAAAGAAAACTTTGAGGCTTCATACGCCCTAGCCAAGAATGACGGAGAACGCCGAATCATCACCAACAATGCAATCGACACTTTCCTTGACCGAGAGTTCCGATATAAGTACGAAAACCGCACTGGTAAGTTAAGAAATTACTACAGCGATGAAGAAATTGAAAACCTCAAAAACTCTTTCTACGAGTTTACTGAAGCACAGCGTAAGCCATCCGAAAACAACGTTGATAGAACGCTAAGACTTAGAACGATTGAGGGTTTGCAGAAATCTTTGGATGTTCTTGTAGAACATGTAAAAGCCAATAACGCTATCCATAAGCAGATTCTATCCATTGCCAAGAAAAAGAATAGTGCCAAGGCAAAACAGGCTCCGTCCATGTCTCACCCACACGAACAGCTTACACCTTATTCACAGCAGGTCTTTGATGGTATCACCAATTTCGACAAGTACGGAAGAGTAGCTGAAACGCAAGGCCGTGGTTTCTTTGGTGCCCTTGATTATACCGAGGATACAATGTCGATTTATTTTGATCCTGAACTGAAAGCAGATATTGACGAGTTCAAGAGCCACTACAAAGACGTTGAAATTACTGATGAAAACGGCGGAACAAAAACTGAGAGAAGATATTTCGGTGAAGATGTCACTGACACTGATGTCAACGATTCTGGTGCAATGAAGAAACTCACATTTGAAGATGAGACCTTGCTTGCCAGTATTCTATCGAGATTGAATAAGCAAAACTCTGAACAATGGAAAGCGGAAAAGAGAAATAGAACCAAAGAAGCAATCCCAGTTGTTCAGGAAGTCAGAAATGCAATTGAGAGCGGTGTAAAGTTCCGCTCGCTAAGTTCTTCTCTTACTGGTGCGCCGTTCAGATTCAGAGAAGCGTTTGGTGCTGATTCCACAGCCTACAAGGTTCTCTGCAACGATGTTATCCACGCTCATTACAATTCTTCCTCTACAAAGTATGGCATTGTAAAAGAGATGAACTCCTTATTGCAGTATCATCAAATCAAGACAAGTGACTTGCAGAAATCTATCAACATTGATGGCGAGAAATTCACAAAAGCCGAACTCATGCAGATTTACCTCAACGGCTTATCCCCTGACAACAACGACCACATGCTGAAACATGGTGCCATTCTCAAAAGAGGTGACAAGCAGATTGAAATCAAATACACCGAAGATTTCTCAAACAAGGTCGCAAACAGCCTTACAAAGGAAGAAATCGACTTCACGTATGATTTATTCACGCAAGGCTACAACGGCACTACAAAGAAGATTCTCAATGACTATTCCGAAAGAAACTATGGCTATTCTCTCTTCAACGAGAGCGGATACGTTCATAGAAGCATGACGGGCTTGAATTATGAAGCAAGCAATGATGGTTTCAGACAGCGTGCAGGTGCTTTAGGAAGCACGATTGCAAAGCAGAGGACAAACAACTCTGCTCCAATCTTGATTAAGGATATTCTTACATCGTATGACAATTACGCTAGTCTTGTTGCTGATTATGTTTCTCTTGATCCAGTTCGCAAGGTCAATAGAATTGTCAACCAAAGAGACGAGAACAATAAGTCTATCATGTCCTATTTCGATAGTGACAAGTCTGGTGGCGGTGGTAGATTCATTCGTAACTGGCTTGATACAATCAACGGCATTAACAGAGTTCGTGGCGAGGGTGGAAAGATAGCAACTCGCTTGATGGCAAACGCTGTTCTCACTCCAATTGAAATGAACATCGGTACCATGATGAAGATGTATATTGACCCTCTTCGTTTTCCAGCAACTACATACAACGGCACTCAAAGAGTCTTAGGCAGTGACGGCAACTACACGGAAGTTCCTGTTTCCAGAAGAGTTGGTTGGGGTTCATATATTACTGGCGTTGTCCGTGGTTTCTTCTCCCGTATGGCTCCGTCAAGTGTCAATATCCTTGACGCAAGCGGAAACATCATGTATGAAGATGGAAAGCCTGTTACCAAGAAAGCAGTCGATATTTTCAAGGAAACTTCTTCGTATTACATTCGGGCAAACGAAAAAGGCTCCATTCAGAACAGGTACTATCTCAACAACGTTTTCTCAAACAATATGTCTCGTGTTCAGAACTTCTTGTCCAAGGGTCTTGAATTTGCGCAGAACGATATGATGACGCATATGGCTTTTCCAGTCATGCAACAGTTCGCAAAGAACTTAGGCTATGGCAACATCAATTCCTACGAGAACACCACAAAGGCGGTCGAATTGTTTGATACGTTGGCTATGACCACATTGTCAAACGGTGACAATCTCGACGTTTCCGATTTAAGAAGCAGTAATTCCCTTGTCCGTTTCTTGTTCGGTGTTTTCGGTGGTGATTCCCAGAAGAAAGTCGAGCAGTTTACTGAAGCGTTTACTGGCACTCAAAAATCTCGTAGAAGACTTGAAAGTCTTAACAGCCTTGAAAAATCAAGTGACGAAGCAATCAAGAAGTTGACCGAACAAAAGAATCAGCTTAATGATGAATTGAAACAAAAGCAAGACGAATACGTTTCAAGATACAACGAAAAACGCCCTGTTACTCAAATTCAGCGTGAGATCAATAGAGTTCAGAACGACATTGCAAACGTTGAAGCAAAGATTGACGGCTATAATCAAACCAAAGCCAACATCAATGAACAAAGAACTTTCGAGAAGAATTACACTTCTGGAAAGGCTGTCACTGGAAGAATTGCAGGCTTTGTCTCTACATTCATTGTTGCTGTACTGGCTGAACAATTAGCCAATATTGCAAACGACCAGCTCAAAGGAAAAGACCTACCTGAAAAAGAAGAAATCTTGCAAGATATTGCTTATGATTCCACGGTTGGATGGATACCTGTTATTTCCACGATTGCAAATGCAGTTAGATATAATGACAAGGTTTCCCCTTTAGGCGCTGATGGTGTAAATCAGATTGTAAATATCATTTCTTCAGTAAATGGTATCGTCAACAATTCCAATGATCCTACAGCCTATAGAAAATTGCTTAGAACAACGTTAAATGCGTTTGGCTCGTTGGCTGGTTTGCCTATTCAGTCGGTTAGCGATTATCTTGTCGGCGCTTTCAAGAACGTTGACAAGGTATCGGGCAACTATAGAGGTGAATATCTCTCAACGTGGTTCCATGGCTACTCTAGTTCATATCTCAACAAGAGAACCAAGGAATATGTTGAAAAAGGCGATTTGAGCGGTGCTGTCCGTGAGACAATGGCAAATATGGCTTTGTTCAAGAGCGGAGCCACAGACACCGCTGTTGCTCGTGAAATCGTGTTGCGTGGCGTTAATGTCAGCGCGGTTCCAACTGGATATACCAGTGCTCAAAAAGACACGTTCAGTTCCGTGTATTCAAGAGTGAACTCGGTTGTATCTAAATATATCCGTTCATCTAAGTATCGTATGCTTAGCGATGAAGAAAAGACCAGAGAGTTGAACAAACTCTATCGTTCCTACTATCTCGTTGCAAAGCATAGAGTCGAAGATACTGAATTGTCCACTTCTCTATCCAAAGCGCTTTATACGTTCCTTTTCCAGAACAAGACTCTTACAAGAGAACAAAGAAAACTCTTAAAAGAGTACGGAATCATGTAAAAGTGAACGGAAAAATGAACTGAAAAAGAAAAAAGCCCTTGTTTCAAGGGCTTATTTTTCATATGGAGCAAGCGACGGGAAATATAACGTTGTAGCAAGTTGTAGGAAATGACTATATTTTGTAGTCATTTTATAAATTAATAGTGTAATAAGTAGTAATGTTTAGTACGTTGTATACGTGGAAGTGAACGGAAAATGTGAACGTAAACTAGATTTCATCAATCCTTGTATTTTCATCAGTCTCAATCCAGTGTGCATAGGTACGGAGCGTTGTGTTAGGACTGCTGTGTCTAAGATACTTTGATACGTAGAGATAGTTGAAGCCCTTTAGGAACAGGTAACTTGCCATCGAGTGTCTTAAACCATGAATGGTAATCTTCTTCACGCCAGCCTTTTCAATATGGCTTTCCATGATTCTTCCGATAGTCGTTCTTGATAGATGTTTGCTAGGGAAAAAGAGAAAATCATCGTTGCTCGCTTCTATGGCGATTCTGTACTTTTCCAGTTCAGCGAAATATCCTTGTGGCAATCTTATCGTGTCAGCGCTTGAAGTGGTCTTGGTGGTGGTTATACCGCAGTCTTTACTCAACTGGCGCTTGATTGATAGAGTGAAGTTCTTAGGTTCAAAATCTTTGAATTTAAGACCTAATGTCTCACCGATACGAGTAGCGCATACAAACGATGTATAGAAGAAAAAGCGGTATGGATCATCATCTTTGAACGTAGCAAGAAATTTATCCAGTTCTTCCTTAGACCAGAAATTGTCGCCTACAACATCTTCCGTGATTATTGTCTCGCTTTTCTTGAATGGAACAAGAAGAGACTTACAGCGATAACCGACGTTGATTTCAATCTCTTCCTGGGCAATGAGAAAGTCAAGGAATTGCTTGAACATGGTCTGAACATGGTTTCTCGTGACATAACCTACATCAATACTTGATAGTTTGAGTCTGAAATCAGTAACTGACTTTGTTGTTATAACGTTGCTTGGTATTGTGTTCTCGCCAAAGTAGCTAAGGATATATTTCTTCATCGTACGCTGTTTCAGCAAGTTCGTGCTTTCCTTGCTTGTGAGCAAGTCAAACTGAAAGAATTTTTCAAGCATGGAATCCATTGTACTTTTATTTTCTTCCAGTTCCTGCTGTTCGAGTTCTTTCTGCTTTTCAAGGACAGCCTGTAGCGCTATGGTCTTCTTGAAATCACGTTCCTTGTATCTGCCGACTTTCCAGTCCTTGTTTGTGATAGACGGGTGTATTCTGGTTCCGTCTTTTTTTGTGTAGTAGAAACGAATGACATATTGGTCTTTGTATCTAGTTATCTCCATTTTGGTTTTGACTCCTTTTATCTAGTTCTTTTTATATACTTGATAATTTGCTCCAGTCTTTTGTTGTCAAGTCTTTCGTTTGCAAGGTTATAAAGGCTTGCGTATAGTCTGCCAGTCTCACCGACAATCTTTCGATATACTCTTGTGGCTGTCGTCATTTCCTGAACCTCATTGTTTGCTCTTGCTCTTTCGTAAAGCCAATCAGGTATAGGAATCAGTTCCATGTCATTGCCAATGGTGGCTATATAACAGCCTTTTCCAGACAACAGCAAGTTTGTATCGACAGCGAAGAAGTTTGTAAGTAGTTCAATAGTTTTGTTCGTGAATGAGTTATAGCCTTTTTCAAGGTCATTTATAGCCGATGGATTGATACCAAGAAGCTTGCTCAATCTTCTGTATGACAATCCTAGGTCTTGCCTTAGTTTCTTTAGATTGTTTTCCATGATCCTATTTACCTTTGATAAATATCTCTAACATGGCATTAACCTTTTTCAAGTCCTCAATTGATACGTTGAACAATTTGGACTGAATCTCTTTTCTAAGCCTTGCGTGTTCTTCATGTTCTATCTCTTTTGGTTCATCGAGCCCTATAAGCCAACCTATATTTATATTATATGCGTGTGCGATATTAAGAAGAGTGGCGGTTTTCATAGAAGAAATATCGCCCTTTACCCACCTATATACAGTGGTTTTGTTCAGGTTCGCTTTTCTTGCTAGGTCGGCTGGTGTGTCTCCATGTTCCTCTAGCAATTGCTTGATTCTTTCTAAAACAATTTCAATATTCATAGGTCTTCCCTCGCATTTATAATACTATAAGTTTTTGCTTAAAGTCAACTCTTTTAACTTTTTGTGAAAAAAGAGTTGCAATTGAGCGACAACTAGAGTAAGATATTTGTAGTTGCAAATAAGCAACGGAACGAAAGGGGGTAAGATACTCGGTGAACAAATTATTGTTACAGAGCACTTTGTTGAAACAGGGTGTACGTTTCCAGGATGTTGCCAAGTTTCTGGGCATTACCAAGACCTCATTTTCTCGAAAAATAAAGGATAATACCTTTAGTTTAAAGGAAGTTGAAGCCATTGGTAACAAGTACTCTATTCCAAAGAAAGACCTTGCCGATATTTTTTTTGGAAAATGAAGTGGCAAACAAGCAACTAGAGAGGTATCAAAATGCTTAAATCAGACGAAAGAAAAAGCATACTTCTAAAACCAATGCTTAGTGCGCATGACATCGCAAAACTGGAAGAAATTTCACTTCAGACAGCGTATAGGCATATGCAAAGCGTTAAGAAGTATTACGGCGGTGTAGTTCCAATGAACAAACGATTTGTCAAAACAAGCGCGTACTTCAAGTTCATGGGCTACACAGAAGAAGAGATGAAAGACTATTTAGAGGTTCTATCCAATGGCGACAAACAAGTTTGATCTACTGAAATTCAAAAGTGATGGCGAATGGAATAAAGCGAGACTTGATTCCATAACCGCAACGTCAGCAGGTTCAATTCTGGGTGTCAACAACTGGGAAACAGCCTTAGACGTGTACATCAAGATTACTACCAAGAAAGAGAAAAAAGTTGCCGATACCGAGTTTATGGCACGTGGAAGAAACTATGAATCTATCGTTCGCCATATCTTCGCAATACGTCACCAGGAATACAGGGTGATTGAACCACCAAAACATAACTGGTTGATACGTAACAAGGAAAATTCGTGGTGGGCGGCAACACCTGACGGATTACTCAAAGTCAATTCAAGATATATCGGCGGTGTTGAATGCAAATACCACCTTATCCGTGGAAAGAGTGATGAGGAACGTTGGGTCAATGGTATTCTTCCAGACCAGTATTACGTACAGGTAATACATACAATCAACGCAAGCGGTAGACAATTCAAGGAATACTATCTCGCTGTCCTGCTCGAACATCAGAAACCAAGTGATGAGAAGAAATGGACATTCGACAATCTTGAATATAGAGAATATCGCTTTGTCACAAAAGAGATTGTGGAAGATTTGGATCGTGAGCAGAAAGCAGTCAACAATTTCATCGAAAACAACATCAAGAAGAAAGTGATTCCTGGTGTGAAGTTATAAAAAAGAGGTAAAAACAAAATGTCAAATGAAGTTGCAAAAGTAAACGCTGGCAAATTGCCAATCAACAAGGTCAGCGGTGACACCTTACTCAATATGGTTGTCAAGGTGTTAGGCGATAAAAAGGTCGCCAATAAGGTCGTTTCTTCGTTAATGGCGTGTACGAGCGCCAACCCAACGTTAAGAGAGTGCGAGACAGCTTCCTTAATCTCATGTGCACTTATGGCAAACGAATTGAAGTTGTCCATGGCTCAAAGCCTGGGTCACTGTGCAATGGTTCCATTCAATGATACAAGAGAGGGAATCAAGAAAGCCCAGTTCCAGGTTATGTACAAGGGTTTTATCCAGTTGGCTATCAGAAGTGGCAACTACATCAATTTAGACGCTAAGGCTATCTATGAGGGTCAGTTGGCTGGCAAGGACAAATTCGGTAATGAAATCTTTGACTTCTTTGCTGAAGAAAAAGGTGAACCAATCGGTTATTACGCTTACTTTGTCTTAACCAACGGATTCACAAAGACGTTGTATATGAGCAAGGAAAAAATCCTCAAACACGCTATCAGATATTCCAAGGCTTTCAACAACGACAGAAAATACAAGAAGCAAACTTCCTTATGGTCTACCGACTTCGATGTCATGGCTGAAAAGACCGTTCTGAAGCAGTTGCTTTCTCACTTTGGTTTATTGTCTATCGAACTTGAACACGCACTTTCCTATGACCAGGCTATCGGTAAAAATGGCGATGGATCATACGATTATTCGGACGCCAATACCCAAGGCGTATTCGAGGAAGAACCTAAAGAAATCGCCAATAGAAAAGAAACCTCGGTCAAGAACACTCTTGCCACTGAAGATGAACCAGTAAAAGAAGCTGTTCAGGGCACTTTGGAAGAAACCGCTGAACAATCCACCATCGACGATGACGAACTTCCGTGGGAAAAGTAGTCACTGGACAAGATAGGAGCAAAACCATGCCAAACGAGAAGAAACAAAAAATCAGCGATGAAAACATCATTACCGAACTCAACAACTTCATCGTTCAGCAAGCCTATGGCCTTGTAAAAGACGTCACAATTCCATTCCTTAGATATCTTCATGCCGATTTCGTTCTTGATACTACCAAGAAACAGGAAGTGAAGAACACATACGAAATTACTGGTATTTCCCTTGTTATCGAGGGTAAGCCAGTCGTAATCCCTATTGAAGCACTTGATAGGGAATATGGAAAGAAAGAGCCGTTAGAGCCGTTCCTCAATATGATAAGTTTCATTAAACACGAAAGAGAACAAGGAGAAAACCATGGAAACTAATTTAGAAATTGTACCATTCATTGACAAAGACAATGGATTACTTCAAATCAAAGATTACGACAATCTGAAAACTAAGGTCGATAGCTTCGTAAAGGACAATTCATTATTCCTCAAACCTACTGACGAGCAGGAACTCAAGCTCTGCAAGAAAGAGCGTGAAGACATCAACAGCGCGTTAAAGAACGTCAAGCGTTTGAGAATTGATCTTGTCAATCTCTATGTCGGCGATTTTGAAAAGAAAATCAAGGACTTAGAAAAAGCCTTGGAGAAAGCCAGCAACGAACACAAGGAAGTGTTAGACCTGTTCAAAGCTCCAAAGGCTCCAGAACCGCCAAAAGAAGCCTCAAACGCTGATTCCAATGGCAATTGCCGTGTCACATTCGAGGCAACACCTGAAATCATCAGTCAAATCAAATTCTACGCTCAAAAACTGGGTGCCAAGTTAGTCGAGTAGGTATCATCAATGCAAACTAGACAGGACGAACCTATATTCATCACACGTTCGAGCAAAGAACTACGAGAGCAATTCTGTTCGGTATCAAAGAACATCGTGTTGAACAACAAGATTTCCATGAAAGCAAAGGCAGTATATGTCATTCTGTCAGCCATGGATGACTTAGAAAACACGTCAATTAAGCAAATAAGCCAGTTTGCAAAAGAAACTAAGGACACAATCAATTCAGCACTTCAGGAACTTGAAAGCAATAATCTTCTAAAACGTGAACAAGCTAACAAAAACGGCGTGTTTATGGGCACAAATTACATAATCTATGAACCTTTAATCGAACCGTATCCTAAAAAACCGTATACGGAAAATCAGGATACGGTGGAAATTAAAGAAAAGGATAAAGAAAATTCTTTTATGGTTTCCCTTAATAATCCTATCCTTAATACAAAAGTAATTACAAAAGAAAATTATCTTTCAAAAGAAGAAAGCAAAAAGAATGAAAAGTCCCTTACTCACAATTCGGAAGATTTGTCAAAACAAAATTGCAAGGTTGAAATTATCAACGAGATTGACGACATGTTCAGCCAGTTCTGGAAAGCATATCCACATACGCTTAGAAAGACCGACAAGAAGAAATGTCGAGTTGCCTTTGAACGAATTAGCCACCTCAAAGACGAGTTTCCAAATATCATGGGCGGCTTAGAGATATGGAAGCAGTCAAAAGACTGGCAAAAAGATAACGGGCAATATATATGTGCGCCACTCGTGTTCCTACATCAGCGAAGATGGGAAAGCGCAAACCGTGAAGTTGAGAAGATTGAAGAGAAACAGCAAGACGATTACGAGATGTTGAAACTTATCGGAAAGGGGTGGAACAAATGATAGACAGCAAGACAGCAAAGAATATTCTGGGAATACTCAAAAAATTCTATCGAGACTTTGATGTTGATCTTGACGACAACGCCACTCTCTATCTATGGTCTATCGAATTTCAGAATCTTACCACCGACGAGTTCAATGACATCGTTATCCGCTACTGCAAGTCTCACAAATATTCGCCACGTTCGCCAAACGACCTGAAAGAAGTCATCATTGACGAGATTAAGAACACCTCAAGCGTGCTGACACCATTTCAGGCTTGGCAACGGACGTGCGTAACGCTTAGCAACTATGACTTCTACCACCGACCGAGAACCGCCAGTGAGAAACTTAGCCCTGCGTGCAAGAAAGCCTACATCGAGTTAGAGCCAGACTTCCACGCAGTCGGCTATAACCTAGGCAATGAGCAGTATTGCTCAAAACTTAGAGAACGTTTCATGAAGCTGTATAGTGAGAACGTTGAACTTGAAATCAATGACAAGGTAAAGAACTATCTCACATATGACCGAACCAAATTGCTTGATAATGGCGCCGACAACAAGCCTAGCACGCTGACAATAGCCAACGTGCTCACAAAGGTATAGAACCATGGTAGAACAGGAAGAACTAGAGGAAGTCGCTACTTCTGAAACTGAAGAGGACAACCCAAAGAAGAGAAAAGTACACCTAGTTGACAAGAAAGGGTTCATTCTCACAATCCTGAATGGTGACCAGGCACTCACAAAGGCTGGCTATACTGAAGTAGTTGAATATGGCGTTGTCTATGGGCGAATGACAACTATCAGAGTCTCGGTAAACAAATGCCTCAAATTCAAGCTCTGGGTAGGTGCTGGAGCGTCAAACGCAAAAAGTGCTCAATTTGAGACTTGGCTTGTGGTTGGCGCCGATAACATAAAAGAAGCCGTGAAACGCCTCAGACAAGGCTATACGTGTGTCATTCGAGGGATTAGGCGCACGGTTGCAGTAGAAGATACGGTAACAGGCTTTGTGCGTTACAATCAAGTCAACGTGGCAAAGCAGATAGACATTCTATCAAGATGTCGAGAAGTAGTGTTCAACAGCGTTGAGGAGATCAAACTCTATGATAGAGAACTCAGGTAAACTTTTTTCCCACATCAGAACATTCACAATCTCTGGCGTGGTATCAAAGCAGTACAAGAAAACGATAACTATCATCGACGGCAAGATTTACAACACGGTATATCTTAGAGAACCCACAACGACCTATTTAATTGGTACAACGGTGTTCGTTGAGGGTGAACTATATAACGACATACTGATTGCTCGAACAATCAAGGCGTTTGAACCAACTGGTGAAGAAATACGTTTGAAGAAGACAAGACTAGATAACAAGAGGAAAATCGAATATGCAAAATCAAAAGCAGAACCAAATGACGAGAACTAGACTCTATGACTTGGTAAGGAAGATTCTCACTGAACAGCCACAGACAAGGGCTGACGACTATCTTCTCTTCCTAGCCATTGTGCAGGATAAATTCATTGCTACCAGCATTTCAGTATACGAGATGTTCACGTTCCATGCTGACTATAGATTGCCGAGTTTTGAATCAATCACAAGGGCAAGAAGATTTGTCCAGAAAGACTATCCAGAACTCACTGACAAGGAAGCGTTGGAAGCAAGAAGAACCAGAGAACGTACCATTCGTGATTACGTTCGTAAGAGAAACGCCAAGCAGAACCACAACACGAGAATTTGCTAGAGGTTGATATGAAACCAAGAACACGATTACTAGGGTGGCTCATGATTGTCATCGGTAACATTTCAATCATTGCACTGGTTGGAAGTGGAGTCGCCCTTGTAGTCATGGGAAACAAAGATGTCGCTGAAAGACTAGTCAGCAATTTTGCTATAGCAAGTCTGCTCGTTGTCTTCATCGGAATATTGATGTGTATATTTCCAAAGAACAACGAGGAAAAGGAAGAAAAAAGAAAGAGAGTAAAGAGCCTTATGAGTGTAAGTCAGAAACTTGAATACACATTCAAAGTTATGTGTGACGTTCCACGCAGTAGCATGGATCATTATAACAACAACTGGTTTGAAGAGCATTACGAACAGGAAGAACAGGAAGTTGACTTTGAATACGAGATTTCAGTCACTTTCGATGATTACCTGGATTATGCCAAACCACATGACTACAACGTTTTATCAAAAGAAGAGCAGGATTCCATTATGGAAGAACTCAAAAAGCAGTTTGAGGACTTCGAGGGAGCAATGGAAATCGACGACGATGATTTCATCGACTATCTGAAAGACAAGTACGAAGACGAAGCTAGGGCAGAATGTGAGAAATCATGGCAAAACTAAAGATATTTAACTACAAAGTCACAATCAAGCCTTACTTTGAAAGAGAGCCATTCAGGATAAGGGCTCATACAAAGGTAGAAGCGGAAAAGAAGATGAAGAAGTATGTTGCTATGTGTGACTACGCTAGATACGAGCTGGATTACACAATAGCGATACCAGACAGCGAGTATGAAAAGCAGTACAGGATATACGTAAGCGAGAATGAGGTAGTGAAGAATGGGCGATGAACAATTATCGTTATTTGACTTCGGCTATGACGAGAAAGGCGACTACGTAAACTTCAAGGAAGTTGAAGCGGAACAGGAACGCTTGAAGAAAGAAGAAGAAAAGCGCCTTAAACTTAGCGAAGAAGAGAACCAGAAACTCATTGATGAATGGCTGAACACTAGACAGCCATTAGAAACATTCAGCGAGCGAAAAATCATTGCTACTGCGTTTCGATACTATGGCGAACCAATCGACTTTGAATACGTCAAGAAGAAAGTCGAAAAAATCATGAGCACACGTTGCTTTCACTACTACAATCTGAAAACCCTTATGTCTATCCAGTCATACGTTGATGAAGACAACACGATGAAAATCATGTTTGAAAATTCGGAGACTGGTCACTATCTAATGCTCCGTTACCACATGGAAGAAGAACAACTCGACGACATTCTTCGTGGTAAGGAAGAGATAGGATTCGGCGCTTGCTGTTTAGACGTGTTCGATAGAAACGGCGAAATCATTCATCAATACTGCGATGAAGATTACAGAAAAGACATCCGACAAATCGTAATATGCGATGAATGGCACGCACTGGATGTTGGAAAGCCAATCATGGATTACATCAAAAAGCCAAAAATGTTTTGCGAAATAACAGCAAAACTTCCTGACCTAATCGAAAACCTTAAAAAATACTATGGAGAAGAACCAGAAGAGGAGAATAAAGAAGAATGACTGACCATGAATTATTACTTATTGACCGTTTAGCAGTTATCAAATCCGCTGACGATAAGTACGATTTGAATTCCAACGCTTACCTATCATTCTCTGGTGGTAAGGACAGCACGTTATTGCATTATTTGTTTGATGAAGCGTTGCCCAACAATCGTATCCCACGTGTATACATTGACACTGGAATTGAGTATCAATTGATACGAGAGTTTGTCTATAACATGGCTAAGACTGACGATAGATTCGTTATCATCAAACCAACACTACCAATTAAGGCGACTCTGGAAAAATACGGCTATCCGTTCAAATCCAAGGAACACTCTTTCAAACTACACGAATGGCAGTTAGGTAACAGGGAAACGAATTTCATCAAAAAATATCTAGGCAATGGAGACTATTCGTGTCCTAAGAAACTAAAGTATCAATTCAGTGATGATTTCAAGATCAACGTCTCTCATATGTGTTGCGTGAAGTTGAAGAAACAGCCTATCAAGAAATGGATGAAAGAGAACAATAAGTCAATCAGCATTACTGGCATGAGACGTGAAGAGGGGGGGCAACGAGCCACACTTAAATGTATCCTCACTGACAAGAAAGGAAACGTCAAGAAATTTCATCCATTGGCAGTAGTAAACGATGATTGGGAAGACTGGTATATCAAGGAACGCAATATTAGATTGTGTGAATTATATTATCCACCATACAATTTTATTCGCACAGGTTGTAAAGGCTGTCCATTCAATCTCAATCTACAAAAGGACTTAGACACCATGGCGGAACTATTACCAAACGAGCGCAAGGCTTGCGAGGTAATCTGGAAGCCAGTCTATGAAGAATATAGAAGAATCGGATATAGATTGAGAAAGAAAGAAAAGCAAATGACGATATTCGATAGGGAGTGAAATATGGAACTAAACCAAATCTATTTAGGCGATGCTTACAAACTCATTAAGGAAATTCCAGACAAGAGCATTGATTTGATCGTTACTGACCCACCATATGAGATTGCTGGATTGCACTCAAATTCAGGTATTCTCAAAAATAGAAAGCATAGCCATAATGACGATTTAAAAGATAACAACTTAGGTAAAGGCGTTAGTCTTTCAATCCTCAACGAATACGTTCGTGTCTTAAAGAAAATCAATATATATCTATGGTGTAACAAAGAACAATTGCTCGATTACATGAATTTCTTTATCAAAGAACATAAATGTAACTTTGAAATCATTATATGGGCTAAGACTAATCCTGCACCATTTCTAAATGGGCATTACCTTAAAGACAAGGAATATTGCCTTTATTTCTGGGAACAAGGTGTCAAGGTCAAACCAACGTTTGAGACAGGTAAGACCGTATATGTCACAAACACAAACACATACGATAAATCTAAATACACCCATCCCACGATCAAGCCTTTAGAAATCATCAAGAATCTAATCAAGAATAGTTGTGATTTAGAGGGGGAGAAACCGATAGTGCTTGATACATTTATTGGTAGCGGAACAACCGCAGTGGCATGTAAGGAACTAGGAATCAACTACATTGGTTTCGAGCTGAACGAGAAGTTTTATAAGATTGCTTGCGATAGAGTAAACGGAATCGAGGCAAGCGGACAAGTGAGGTTATTTTAGAAATGAACTTAAAACTACTCTGGTATTGTACGAAGAGTGACTTAAAACTCTATAAGACAAGAGACGGCGACTATACCACGATGAAAGCCAAGGATAACATATTCGGATATGAAGAACTGAACGGCAAGATTGTGGCAGAAAGTGGTTACGAATTGATGAGTGTTTATGGATGTATAGATGAAAACAACAAGCCTTACTACGAAGTGCTTTATAGATGGGGTGGATTTGGTGAAAAGTGGCTTACGAAAACATCTCGCTTAAATCATGATGAATTAGTCAAATACTTGGGCGAATATAAAGGTCTTGTCGGCAAAGTGATTGATATCTGGTTCTTAAATAAATTTGAACAACCGAAAGAACTCAAAGACCTTTACATAAAAGGCGGATACCATAACCCTGAACAAATGTTCACTGATGAAATTCAAATCAACGGCGAATGGTTCCACCCAATGACAAGAGCGCCACAAAACATGTGCTATGCG